AAAGGGTTATCTAACGCCCTTTGTAATTTATCCATTAACTTATCTTCGAGTTCCTTCATCGAGCCACTTTGTGATACTCTGACACGTTCTCTTTGGTTCTCAAACCTTACCTCAGCGTCATCTATCATCTTTCGTACTTTGTCTTCCGACTCACGTACCATGTCCTCAACTCTGTCAGTCTGCTTCTCAATGCTCAATATATCAGAACGTAATCCATTCTTAATGTCACGACTATATTCTACTGACTCTTCTACCTTCTCAGATATACCTGTCACCTTTGCATCCATTACATCCATCTGTAGTTGATATTCTTCTAAGTCAAGCCCAGCGACTGATTCTATCTTTTGATATAAAACAAAGCCACCATACAATCCACCTACAACAGTAGATAGGAAAGCAAATATAGCCATGATAGATCCGAATGATAACTTCATTCCACCTGTCTTGAACTCACGGTCTGCTAGACCATCAATGTTATCTGCTATCTTGGTAGTATCCATTAGTTCTCAAACTCCATATCACCACCAGAATTTTGTAGGCTCTTTAGTTGTTCTAGTTCATCTCGTAGCTTCTGTATCTCTAACCTACGTTGTGCTAACTCTATTTGATAAAGGTCGTCGCAGTTTATACGAGCCTTTGGTTTATCTAGTGGTATAACAATCCTAGCATACACGCCAATATCTTTACCCCTGCTATTTGTATCTAAACCTGATAGTACACCTGTTACACCGTACTCAAGGTTTACACCCCCACCAACAGCATTACTGCACCTCATGTTACCAGTGGAAAATGAGTCCGACTGATAGTTCATAGGTGGGTTAGGTAATGCTAATGAAAGGGAACTACTATCTGCTACAGCAGAACTAGCTACAAAACAAAGGGTAAATAATAATCTCATGCGGGTTCACCATCTAATCTCGAACATATCCTAGAAGAAACAAGAGTTCTAGACTTGCTAGTCTTTCTTACTTTTGATGTAGTACATAAGTATACAGCTTCGTCCATATCAGACTTACGTATATATACATCAAAAGACTTTCTTTCTTTGTATCCTATGTTTATAATTCGGTATGAGGATGCAAAAGGTATGTTCGTCCAGTTTAAATCAAATAACTCTATCTGATACCATTCTATCTCTTCCCTAGAGTTAAACAGAGACATCTCTACTTTAACTACACCAGATACATGAGAAGGTTTAACTTCGGGATAAGCTGGTGTCATCTCGTGTGCTGAGGTGGAAAATGACCATAACAGAAAGAGTAGTATAAGCCTATTTAGCAATACAACTAGCCTGTACTAATGCAGTATAGACCCCTCCGACGAAAGGTTTAGATGAACCGTAAGTAGCACTTGATGCAGTAGAAAACCATGTTGAACCTGCGAGTGTTAGATTAAAGATTGTTGTGTTTTCCACCACTACCTTAGCGGCTTCATAAGCTGACATACCAGCAACAGATGTTTGTGTTACACTTGTGCTACCTGTCCATGCAACTGTATCATTCAAAGTAGGAGAGGTACTAAAGGATGTTGGGTGTGTTATGTTAGCTGTGTAGCTGTCTGCTAGAGATACATCGAACCTGATTATAGGTAGTACTCCACCATCAGCAGGTGTAGTGCTTAACTTACTAGCTATAGGGTTTCCGTAAACCCCATCTTTAGTTGTTTGTATTACACACTTAGCTTCTACAGTACCTGTTATTGGTACGTTTGCTAGTGCAGGTAAAGCGAATAGGGATAGTGCTGTTACTAGATACTTCATATTAAACCTCATTTATCATACTGCATATCGACCATTTGTTCGTGCAGTATCTGTTGTGCTAAATTATTTCTTAGGGCTTTCTTGTTGTCAGGTATTGTACCATCTTGTAGTCCAGCCGCGTCATTTAATGTACCGCCGTTTATATTAGCATTGTAGTACATAGCGATATTAGTTTGTTGGTTAATAGCCATGATAATGTCATCTTGACCTTGTGCCTTAAATATAGTTAGAGCATTAGCAGAGGCAGTCAATCCCATCTCTATGCGTGTCTCTTCTTCTTCCTCTTCTTCAGAAAGTATTAGCTTACCATCCTCGTCGTACTGGAACTCGTCAGCTTCTAGTGTGTCAACTACAGCGTCATCTTCTAGTGCATCATATACAACTACTTCTGGTAATTCTGGAATAGGTTTTACATAACCAGCACATGATGGATCAGACTGTGGGTCATAGCACTTGTCTACCCTGTAGGTATATATAACAACTGCATCTTCCACTCTGCCCTCTCCCTCAACTTCAATCGAACCTGTACCCCAAGACGAAGCTGGAATGTTCGAAACTGGAAACGACTTTACAATGGTATTACCAGCTACCCCCGACCAGTCATCTGTTTCTCTAAATATATATCCATTACCATCAGCGTGAAGATTACCTACATGTACCTTCATGTCTGCATCTGGATCTTTTATTGTAGTGTATCTATAGAGAAGTCCGTTTATGTCTACACCAGCAATGCTAGGTAAGATACTATCCATACCCCAACCTAGAGAAACACTAGCGGCATTACCTGTTGTCCCGTATGTATAAGGTTCAGAGTAACAATAAGAAGGCAAGGCTACTAAAAATAACACCCAAGCCAATCTTTGTCTCACCATTTTCATCGAACATCCTCTCGATTACATTGTTCTGGTCGCGTTCTATAGCTTCCTCAACTGCTTCCATTTCCCAAGCTAACCTAGCTTTATCCCCCACCAATCCATCCTTGGGGCAGGGAGTCCCCGCGTTGAGCATTGCGTCAAAAATTCTTTCGTCCTGACACATTACAGATACAGCCGCAACCTTCATTCCCATATCATACATAGTCTTAGCGTTCTTGAGCTTCTCACAGTTCATGTCTCTCACTGTACGACCAGCAGAGATACCAAGTATTTGTGTTTGCACAGCACCAGCTACACCTACAGTACATAAGTCAGAGTTACTTGCACTTATCTGTGGTGATATAGCAGAAGGTGGTGGACTATTGATTGTAGTCTCCATAGCTCCATTAGAAGTTATTGTACTGTTAGTGTCGGTCTTAATTGTATCGTCAGCATATACAGTACTACCAATTAGTAGGGTAAGTAGTATAAGTAAGTGTTTCATTTTCTCTCCACGAGTCTATCTAGCTTTTCCTCTATTCTATCAAACTTGCTCATTATTTGATTAAGGACTTGAGTTGAGTCAACCTTAGTAACATAGTCTTCTCTAGTCCTGTTTAACAGTATACGTAATCTACTTAACTCTATCACATAACCTCTTAGCACAAAGCCAATAAAACCAATACCTAAAGTTAGTACACTACTCCACAAGTCAGTCATTTCCATAATTTAGTGTCCTATAGCTAAGATATGAACAGTACCAGTGCCATAGTTATCAAGAGTAGTAGACATAAACTGAAACCCTACTTGGCTAGTACTTTTGTTTCTTATATAAAGACTACCATCCATACTTGTCCCTACATTCAACTCCATTGCTATCTGACAATTAAGAATAGCATTAGGGAAGGTAGTAGGAAAAGAAACGTACTGAATGTTATCCTCTTGTGCTGTAAAGTTTGCAGTCTTCCACTGTATATACAAACCCCCTACCTCAAGGTAGTTACTGGAGGTCAAACCGTTAACATCAATTAGAGCATCACCAAAAGCCTTTAACTTAGCTGGAGAGAAGAGACTTTCAGTTGTACTTGTTCCAGTTAACCAAGCACTCGATGCTTGATCTCCAATAAGTCCAGCAGTAGCCCCACCTGATGTTACCACAGGAGTATTGTCAAGTATGGAAGTTACGCCTGTTGACTGGTTCATGTATGCTACATCAATCCAATTACTATCAGTCTCATCTCTCATCTTCAGTATGTTGTTAGTAGTATCATACCAAAACATATTAGCATAAGTTGTTGAGGGAGCTGAACCCCCACTATTGTTACTAGCAAGGGCTTGCAGTCCATTGTTTATATCAGATCTTGCGCTACTAGCAGTCTGGTTAGCTATAGAAAAGTCATGTTGTGACATATATTAGTACTCCACTGTGGCACTTAGTGCCGATATATTAGGGGTTATTTTCGGGCCAGTATTAGAGAGGGTAGCTCTAAACTCTACAAACCTACCTGTAATCTCTCCAGAAGCATCTACGAAAGATGCACTAGCTAAGTTAGATACTGTATCTGCGGCTCTAGCTTCTACTATGACACCATAGTCTGAGAACTCTGCGTCTTCATCAGTCCAAGTATCAAAGTTGTTAGGCCAAGTATCCCAGTTGTTAGGTATATCATCCCAGTTTACTTCTCCGTTAACAGCATCTTGATGTTTACGAGCTACAGTAATAGCATAAGATAGTCTAACTGTACGAGATGTACCTACATCAAAATAACTACTTCCTCCGTGATCAAAATCATAGACCCCAGTGGAATTTGCGTTAGCAAAGCTAGTCATAAATAACTTACCTCCAGAGACAGTAAGATTAGTCTTAGCTCCACTAAAACTCGTACTTTCTGTATCTGTATCAGACTGACCCAAGGTAGGTAATTCACTAGGACTAACAACAACAGCAGTTGCTGTAGTACTCTCGTTTCCTGTCTTATCTACAGCTGAAACAAAAAACTTACCAGCAAGTGCAGGGAAAGAAACAGACGTAGCTGGCCTAGCAATCTTATCTACCTTTACTAAAGTAGAAGCATCCCCAAAGTTTGCAGATGAATTTGATGAGTAGTGTAGTTTATAGTGTGATAAATCTAAAGCAGTAACTGGAGACCAGTTAAAGAATATAGTACCCCCCGATAGTAATTGGGTTAGGTTAGTAGGAGGTGAAGGTGGTGTAGTATCGTGAGTTACATTAAAGGTAGTTGTAATTGTAGTACCCTTATAACCAAGAGCATTAACAGGTGTAACTGATATAGTATAGTTTATAGGTGGTTCATTTACTTGAGGTGCGTCTATGCCTACTACTTCAAATCTACCTGCTGTATTACCTTCATTAACAAGTATAGCTTGACCCACAGACTTAAACACTGTGTCGCTTGTCTTCTTGTACTTAACAATAACTGATTCTACACGTTCTATAGCATTTGATGTTGCTTCTATAACAAGGACGTTAACAACACTTTCGTTAACTTCTCTATACTCTTTACTTACAGTAACACCAACATTAGGCACATCGTAGTAAGGAAGAAGTGTAGTATTATTACTTATAATATCTTGTTCGTCTGCTGAAGTAAAACCGAAAGCAGAAGAACTACTCTCTCTTAAAGTCATAGCGACTCTTAAGTCCCCACCTTCTACATTAGGAGACAGCTTCCAATCAGTAACTTCAAACGTCTTCTCGTTACCTGTAGTCCAACCATATCTGTCGTTCCTAAACTTGATGAAGT